AACTGGTGTTGGTGTCCAACCAGGCACCAATCATCGCGGAGGTTCGCGCAGTCGTTGCGTTACCTGTGGCTTTGGCCTGGTTTGACAGCAGTGCAGCTTCCACAGAACGTTTCAATTCTTTGGTGCGTCTTGCCATCTGATGGGCCATCTGGCTGGTTTTCCCGTACAACTTAATCGCAGACTGGGTCCCTGTCACAGCTACTGCCCTCGACATGATCTGACAGACGTTGCTGTTGCGGGTGGTCAGGCTTGCCGCAGCAGCACTGATCGCATCACCTTCCAGGTCAGTCGTTGTGCTGGTCGCACTCAGTTCTTCTGTGATCCACTCGAAGACAGTGTTGGACACGTTGCGGGTCCCTACACTGTTGACGAATGGGGTCTCTGTGGGAGAGATGTTATAAACAATCTCTTTGATATCAATTACATCCTCTTCCGTGCCTGACGTTTTGATGTCGTAGGACGTAGAGGCATTCGTGAGAAGTGCCATTGTGACTTACTCCAATAATCTAGATTACCCATATTGGGCAAAAAAATTTGCAGGTTCAACGCAATAGTGCGTCGAATACTGCCACTGCGTCTTGGTTCTTCCCAGACTTCTGCAGGCGTTGCATTGACTTTTTGAGTCGTGATGCACCTTCATCAGTAGGGGTAAAATTGCGGCCCATCTTCGGTGCAGTCTTGACTGTCGATTCAGGACTCTTCTTCAGTTGTTGCTTGGCCTGCGAGGTAGTCTTGTTCGCAGTCCAGGCGTCATAAAGGATCTTTACTAGTCGAGCATCGTAGGCTTGACTCAGGTCTTGTTCGGTCAATCCGTAGGCATCACTAGCCCACTTTCGTAGTTCTGCTTTCTCGGCCTTTGCGGTCTCTTTGTCGGACCAGGCAGGAATCAATTCGTTCAACTGCTGTCGTTGTGTGTCGAGATGCTGGGCAAACTGCTGTTGTTGCAACTGCTGCTGTTCACTCTGGAGGTACTGCATCTGTTGTTGGCGTTCTTGCCTCGCCAGTTGTCGGTCTCTCGCAGCATCCTTTTCCAAAACAAACTGGACTGGATCTTCGTGTCGCAGACGTTCCCAGGCTTGCGGATCACTAGTCCATTGGGGTTCGGGAATATCCGGTTGCTGCTGAATCTGTTGGGCAAACTGATTGAGTTGCTGAACTCGTTGAGCATAGTCCTGTTGCAGTGCCTCGGCCTCTTTTCTCTGCTGTGCAAGTTGCTGGGTCTTGCGTGTATAATCTGATTGCCTGCTGTATCCCTTCTGCAGCTCATCGAGGGAGACCTCGACCTCTTCCCCATCAATAATTACTTTGTAGAGTTCAGGTTCTGCTGCCTCTACTTCTTCGGTTTCTTCTTCTTCGTCTTGTACATCGTCATACTCGTCTTGAGGTTCGTCAACTTCTTCGGTCTGCTCTGGAGGACGTGTTCCAAGGAGATCATCAAACTTATCTGCCACAATCATATCGGGAGTTTGAGGTGTTCCATCTGTCTCTGCTGGGACATTGACGGAGTCTGCGTACTCGGACATTCTTACTCGTCTCCTTTAGAGGTTTGTTTTTTCCTGCGAATGGATCTCTGGACCTGGGCGTTCAGTTCGTTCTGCAGGTTCACGACTGCATGGTATGCGTTCCAACAGGATTCCCGTTCGTCTGGACTCTTACCGGAAATCCATTGCTGGACTAGGCCAGACTTGAGGTCATCGAATGCCTGACGAACGGCATCTTCCTGCAGGATTTTCTTTGCTTGATCACCGACACGGATGATTGGATCTGTCATCATTTCCTTTGTTGTTTGATACACCTGCCCAGTTTTGCACAGACCTTCGGAGCAGGACACGTTGGACAGGGTTTGAATTTCATCGGGTTGGGCATAATAATCCGTATAATTTCGATTATTTTCTAAGGGTCAAAAAGAAGAGATTGTAGAGAAGAAATGTCAGACTGAGGGAGGTCGAGATTAAATGCGTCGGTAGGATTTAGTGACGCAATCTCATTTAGTAGGCCAGAGAACCGTCCACGGGATGCAGGTGGGTTGCTACGTCCCACTGTCCCTGGATCATTAAGTCGGTTATCTGCTCTGGTTGGAACCGATTCAGAAGCCCGTCTAGCCCGTCTAACAAGACTGCTACTTGCTGATCTGTCGATGTTCTCAACTCTTCCTGCAGAACCGATTCGACCCTGTTCAAAAAAAGTTCTGACTGGGTTTTGTCTAACATCTGGATCTCCGGTGTATTTCATTACAACGATCTCAGGCATTCCCTGAGATTCATCCCAACCTGTACTTTTCCAATAGTCTACCAGATCGTCAACTTCTTGTTTAGTATAAAATTCTTTGTTAAACGGAATTCTTTCGACTACTTCGAAACCAAATTTTTCATAAGTATCAGGAAGAAATCCTCTGGGGTTTTTTGCCGTTGGAACCGAGAAAGCATCAAGAACATTCCCACCTTGCCGTAGTGCTTCTAACATTGTGCCAGGACCTGCAACTCCTCTCGCACCTTTTTCATTATTAAAGACACTAACAATGGCAACATCATCATTCGCAAACAGTGGGTTCTTGAGCCCATACTCGCTGTTGTAGTTTGTCTCTCGCTTTAATCCAAACCCAATTTTCCCGTTCTCTCCCAAAGAGTACAATGACATCTTCCCAGACCTGATCATCTTGTTCAGATCCTTCATAGTCATTCTTCCGTTCTGTCCATCATACCGAGTCAAAGTAGAAGAAGCTGGAGATAGCGTCAATTCACGATTAAAGTCTGCAGCGCCTTTCGTCTGCTTGCCGCTCATCACTCGCCAGTTGCCTAGCCCTGCATCTGTCGCTAATCGTGCCTGTCTTGGGGATTGAATATACTGAAACGGTTGAGAGCGAATAGAGGAGGCTATCTCTGGAGTGATCGTTTGCAGTGGGTAGTCTCTTGATCCAAACACATAATTGATATCCCTCTCTGGCATTCCTGCCGCTCGTCGTGAGCCATAAAACTCAGGGTACAATGACTCTGATTTTACTGGAGCAGCAAATCTTCCTACCACCTCACCAGCAAATGTTTTTGTGTATGATGGATGCTCCCCTAGTACATCCTTGCCCATCTCGAGAGGGATCAGATTCCCATCTGCATCACGATACGGCTTCATCACCAACATCGGTTGGTGTCTCTGTGCTCCAGCAAATTCATCACTTAAAGTATCTCGAACAATTTTTGCCGCTGGAGAGCCTGCGTCAGTGGCTTTAGCAGACTGCAAAGTCTTTAAAATTTCTGCACGTTTATCAAAGCTCAACTGATCAGTAATCTTGAACACATCAGGATTCTGCAACCCTGGGAACTCTGGTACTTTTTTCTGAATCAAATCGTCTAAATCTTTTATTTGTTCAGAAGTCAATCGGTTGTCTCGCACATATGCGGCCAACTGCTTCAGCGTAGCATTCATCACAGACTGGTTGGACTGATGACTATCTGGGTTCATAGCGTGGACTGTAATATAGTCCGCCTTTTTCCCTTGGCCACCTACTAAATCACTTTTCCTTGCCGCCCAGATTGCTTCAGCCGGTTTGCGAGGCTGACCCACCTCCTGCATAAATGTTGGGACTGGCAAATCCCTAGTCTGTGCTTCTGCAATCTTTGCTCGCTTCTGAGGATCGAGAGACTGAGCAACTCGACCTTCCTGCACAACATACTCAGGGCCTCCCAATAAAGGCTCTGGGGCATCAATCTTAGAACTGCCAACCCCTGTGAAATATCGACTTCCTGCAGTCAGATCTGCTTCTATTGGGGCAATCGTCTTCCCAATATGCTCAGAAGGGTTAAATATTGGCACATCTTTAAAACTGCCTCCTAATTTGCGAACTTTTTTTGGCCTTGCAGCCTTGCCAACCTTTGTTGCCTTGGTTGTGGCTCCCATCCCAGCACTGGCGATGTTGTCGAGGTAACGCTGATACTCAGGCTCCTGGAGCATATTGCGGAAACGGTCCCCAGCCGTTGCGAACGGAGTGACCGGGTACTCCTTACTGAACTCCCCAGCCCGGTAGGCGTTTACTGCTGGAGACATCTCCATCCCCAGGTCTGTCAGAAAACTACCAAGGGCTGCTAGTGGATCGCTGCGCTCCTCAACCGGTCGTCTACGAGCTCCGTAGCGTGTTCTGGCCATCAGTTCATCCCTGGCTGTGGTTGTAGTCTCTGCTCATACTGCTGGGCCTCTGCAGCCTCAGTGATCTTGGAAAGTTCCCGATTGCGGGAAAGCATCTGGTAAATGGGCGTTGGATCAATTGGCACTCCGTGCTTGAGCTCGAGCTCGCGGATCTTGAGGAACAAATCAATCTCCTGCTGATCACGCTCCCGGTCGTCCTTGCGCTTCATCTCGACCTGGCGCTGGATCACGTCCATTTGTTTCTTCTGGACCTCTGCCTCTGCCAACATCTGCTCTGGCGTTTTCTCAGGCTCCTCCGGAGGTTGCTGTGCCATCGCCTGCATCGCTTCGGTTGGATCGTTCCAGAGACGAGCTCCATCGTGGATCCCCTGGAGCTCCAGCATCCTGAGCATCGTCTCCCGCCACTGCTGGAGACTCGTCAGTGGGTTGTCCTGGACCCCAAGCAGTTGGATCACCTTCTCCTGTTCTGCCAGAATCATCTGGTAGGTGGCAATCTTGCTCTGGGTGTCCAAGCCTCCCAAGGGAAGGGACACTCGAGCACTCATCTTGGGCCACTGAGTGGGATCTACCGGGACATACTGCCCTCGGATCAGGTAGATGTCCTCTGCACTACCGTGGTAGGTGGCTAGCCTCAGAATTTTCTCATACATCGGACGCATACCGGTTTCAGCCAGGTTGCGAGCAATCAACTCCAACCTCGCCTCGGCTGCTCCTCGTTGCATCTCTACCGCTGCTCTTGTTGTGCTCTGGAGATGTTCTGCTTCCAAACCCTGTGAGGCGCGACTGATCCCGGTTCTACTCTCTGCAATCTTGTCCAGGTACTCCAACATCGGGAAGACCTGGCTCCCAACATTCGGGACCTCGATCTGCTGAATTGCTCCTAGCTGCCGCATCGGAATCAGAGCTCCAATCGACGTATCCTGCAGATCGTCCACGTCCACTGCCGCTTCCAAGTAGCCGAGGCGCGGATTTACAGCCAGCGCCAAGGCATCAAGCTGAGATCTCAGCAGGGCCGAGCGGATCCGTTGCAGATCTCCAACCTCGTCATACAAACTGGTCCCTTCCCAGGAATGCGGGAGAGGCTGCATCCTAAACAGGATAAACGGATGCTCATCAACCGGTTCGTTGTTGATGATGTTGTGACTGGTTCCCGCTGTGCAGATCTTGCGGAGCTCACGCTTCCCATCACCATCGACATCTACGCGAACATAGCTCTCAGTGTAGATGATCTCCCGGTTCGAAAAGTCAGAGTCGTCTTCCTGGACAAAGCGGTGGCTCGGGTTACGGAGGAGCCACTCCTCATTTGATTTGTACTCCTGGTCTGGCCCAACGTAGTCCTTGAAACTCTCCAGCGGATAGCCCATCTCGACGAGGTCCGAGACCCTCAAGTGCTGTCGTCTTGCCACCAGCTTGCAATCATTCTCATCTGTTGCGTACCGATCAATCAGGAACTCCTCCGGAGGGACACTCTCGATCACGATCTCGCTTGTCATCTCGGTCTTGGCCAAGTCCAGGTCAAAAGTCCCATCCTCATTCTGCTGGGAATTGACAATCTGCCACTGACCCTGCTGCTGAATGTACGCTAGAGCATCTGGACCCACAGAAGAAAGCTCTCTCGTCTGGGTGCTCGATCGCTCATCGTGATAGACCTGGGCTACTCCGAGACCCTTGATCAGTGCATCCTGGAGCACGTCACTCATCACCAGATAACCGTTGTTCTTGTCCCGGAACAAATAGTTGACGTAGTCGGTTGCCTGCTCTGCGAAAGGCACGTCCTGGAGTTTGCGAGGTGTGAAGGAAATTGCCTTCTCTGATCCAAAGAAGATCCGCATCAAGGCCGGTAAGACCTGGTTGACCGAATCGTGCAGAGACCGATCAACAATCTGAGATCTACCATCTTCCTCCGGAGGAGAATGACCCGACTCGTTGAACGGATGTCCTAACCAGTACCGCATCGCCTCAGCCCGGTGCGGGCTGATGGTGTGGTCATTAAAGTCAATTGCATCCGTCAGAGTTGCTGAGATCCAGGACTCGAGCTCCTCAATTGACATCGGTTTCAATTCATCAGACATCAGACCTTTTTTTTGCTCGCAGCTTGGAGGCTGCGCTCAAATCCTTGAAGTGGAAAACCCTCTCGCTGTTTCTGCCGTGTACGGCTCCGCTATGCAGCGAGCCGTCTGGCATCTTGTGGGTTTTGCCAGTGTACCTTGTCCCATCTCTATAATAGTGGACTGCCTCTTTTGCCATATTATTTTTTCTTCTTCTTACCGTATGCCCCCATTACCTTGCTCTTGTATGCCCCCATTGCTCCACCGTGCTTCTTTCCGTACATCGTCTTCTCTCGTTGGAGATTAGCAAAATAGACCGAGCTTGGAGCTCGGGCTGGTAATTCTGTCACTTCTTTTTCTTTGCCCCAGCGAAAACCTCTCCTCGGTACGTGATGCTCATATGTCCTTCTCCAGGCCAGTACACTGTCGAGCGAATGAGTCCCCCATCTCCTTACGTTGCTCCACGGTGAGCATCTGCAACTGCTTCTCGCTGACAACGTCTCGGAACTTATCAATCACACAACTGCACTGCTGGAGCGCATACTGGCTAGCGATCGGCTCCGGTGCGTGTTGCAGCATCGAGGGGATTACTGCCTGCATACAGGTCCAGGTCCAGGTGACGAGAAAGTAGGTTGTGTAGCTAGCAGACATTGGCGACCATCCTTTTCTTGGTACGTACCTTGTGCCTACGATACTGGCCCCGAGCGTCAATCGCTCGGCTGGCCATCGAGATCATCAGTGCATCAGCGTAGTCTGGACTGTGACCTAATCGTTTTTTGGTTTCCGCCTTCGACTCAATTGCTAGTGTGCCATTACTGCGATAGTTGTAGCGGGTTGCGACCAGGTCCCTGACGAGCTCCTCGTTGTCTGGAATCGACACTTCTCCCTTGAACCAGTCTGCAAGCTCAAACCAGAGCTCTGCTCTCAGGTTCGCATACTTCTCACTCATACTCGGAGCCTCTCCCACATTCACACCCCTGGCTGGCAACCCAAGCTCTCTCAATCTATCAAGCACTCCGGATCCCAAGCCTACCGAGTCAATCAGGACCTCCTCTACCGGGAGATACCAATCTCGCTGATACAACTCCACCAGCCTTCCGGAGGTCTGCATCAGGTCAAGTTTCTTCCAGGAATGGACCTCGAGGACCCTACGACCCTGGCGGACTACCGCTACGGTTGAGTCATCTCCAAACCGGGCAATATCGGCAGCAATAATGATCGGGGTCTCCCTGGGTTGGTACACCTTGCGATGTCTGGCGAGCTCCACGTGTTCCATTGCAATGACGGTATCGTCATCACTCTTTGGAAAGAGACCCAGTACACGCACTCTGAAGGCGTTACTCTCCTCGCCTCCGTACTTGAGCCTCATCTCCTCGACGTATGCTGGACTCACCAGCGGAGAGTCGAGGCAACTGATTCGGAAGGTCTTCCAGTACGGCTTGAGCCGGTGATGAGTGTCGTAGAAAAAGCCAGAGCTCCTGACTCCGTTACCCAGGAGGAGGAACGTCGAATTGGATCCGGATGTCGATCCTAATGCACTCTCAAAAACCTGCTCAGGAACCCCGGAAGCCTCGTCTGCAATCAACAGAATATTCTCACTATGCGCTCCAGCCAGGGCCTCTGGCTGTTCTGGTCGGCTTAACTTTGCTGCACAGAAGCTCTCGCTCGGAGCTCCTGCGAGCTCCACTCGATCCTGCTTGACGATCAACTGCTGTTGCAAAGGATCTGGCAGTTTCTTGATCCAGGTCTTGAATTCGGCAAACAAGGCATCATACAACTGGCCACTGGTTGGAGCCGTCACCAAGGTCTTCTGAGGATACCTGGTGAGCATATGCCAGATCATTGCCCAACTTGCGGCTGAACTCTTCCCAGTACCGTGGCCCGAGACCGTTGAACACTGCCGTACCTCCGGATCTGCTACTGCTCTCAGAAGCTCTGCCTGCCACTCCTGGGGCTCTACTCCGAGAATATCCGTACAGAAGCCAACCGGGTCATTCTCATACCGGTCAAAGATCTGCTGAAAAACACTGACGTTGCTTTGGTTCATATCCCTGATTGTGAGTAGGACCGGTCAAGCTGCTAGGAGACCCCTCTCCTATAGTGCTGGCCAGCACCACAAGCCCGGTCCTATTTTTCAGTGGAGCGCAGCGTAGGAGCTCTCATTCTCGGAAGGCCGATAGCATTTTAAGACTTCCAACTCCGTTTTGCTTTGATCTCCTGGCTACAGAGCCCTACTCGTCCACACTTCGTGGTCTGCCTTCGCGTGAGCGGCAGAAGCCATTCAACCGTTACGCTCCAATTCCTTAGTCAATCCGAGTGATCTGGATCACTGCCTTGCCTCCCTTGATGACCTCCTTGCGGTGGATGTGCAGCCGATCAATCTGGTTATCGTTCGGAATGATTCCAGAGGCCTGCAACAGGTCGATCGTTGACTTCCCATAGTTGTCGATGTCCAACAACCTCCGCGATGGAGGAAAGAGGCTGATGCTTACCATCAGACGATCTTCCTCCGAAAAGGATCCAGCCAGGTGCTCGAGCTCCTTGGAAAACTCCTTGTACTCCCTGCCCCGCTTCGAAAGGATCGATCTGCCATTCACACTACGATAGTAACCATTCACACTAATCGGCCAGGGTACGGTAATCTGCACTCGCCAGGCATTCTCCCTCTCCACGCTCTCTGTCACTGGCTCACTCTCAAGACCCGGAAACTAGAAACCTTCGAATACTGATCAAATAACTCTGGCTTGTCCTTCTTCAAAGCCTTCAAGTCTAAACTCTCCCTTGTCTGGGACTTCCAACTGGCTAGCTTCTCGTCTCCACACTGCAGAACCTCACACTCGCCAATCATCGACTTGATCTCTGCCTCCAGGTGCTTCCGCTGATCAGCAATCTCTACCTCCTGACCCTTCAGCTTGTTGTACTCCTCGATGATTCTCCGATCGTGCTCCCCACAAAGGGCTGTTGATTCCGATTCACTGTCCGGATACATCAAATCGTAGTCTGTACTCGTCATCTCCGTTGGAGGTGTTGTCGTCTGGACACACTGCCAGAAGGCCTTAGAAGCCTTGACCAGCCTCTCCTGGTCATCCAGATTCGGCCACACCCGATACATCCGGATGTCCCTGTCATCGAGGATCGCTACCGCCAGGTAAGCCGAGCCGAGTCCGGTTAACAGCAAGTATTGCTGTATCTGCCAGTAGTGCGACTTTGGGATCACCCCTACACAACTCTCCTCATTTGTGATCACCAAACCGTCCTGACCGTAACTCCTCGCTGCTCTGGAAGTCGTCGTCTTGCACTCCAGTAACAGGTCCGCCTGACGACTCATCCGGTCAATATGCGCTACCAGGAAATCGTGCTCCGGATGCACAAAGCGCTTGTTGGCTCTCCGAAACTGCACATCCAACCGGTCACTCGCTGCCTGCGCAACCAAATCCTCAAAATAATGGCCCCAGGCGGTGGCGGTATTGCCCTCAAACGGCTGATCAATTCCAACCTTGACCCTCCAGAGCTCGTAAGGGCTCTGGTACGGATTGACCCCGAGAATCACTCCTGCATCGGATCCACCTAAAAAGTGCCTCCGGTCCTCTGCCGTAAACAAAGCTGAATTATTTTGATTATTTCCGTTACTCATAACAGCCGACCTCTTCTCTGTAAAGTTTGAAACTCATTAGTCCTGGATCAACCTCTCAAAAGACCCGTCCTTCCGGAAGTCCAACTCCCGGAGCTCCTCCACCGGAAGATGGACCTTCGGACCACTCGTCCCCGCTACGTGTAACTCGTGTCTCGTAATCCGATACCTCCTCAGATTGTCATCGGCCTGCGTTACCCCAAATACCCGATACAACCCATCCGGATCCACCAGGTAACGAAACACAAACCAAACCGGTATTCCACAGACCCGGTAGTCAATCAGCGCCTCACGCCACTTGTGATAGCTGATGATCTGCGTGGGGTATCTGTACTCCACCGGAACCTGCCGACGAGAGCCAACCTGCTTGAGCTCGAGGAGAGCTACCAGCACTCCGGTCTGGTCGTAGATCTCCAGGTCATACGTGTCGTACTTCCCAAACGTCCTCTCTGCGTGATAATGCGTCTGCTCGTTAATTAACGAAGCCAACAACCGCTCCTCACTCCCAGAGTCCAATACCGGTCTGCCCGGATCAAATATCACTCTCTGACTACTCATCTGCGTTTCCTTCCTTGCTCAATTCTCTCTCTGGCCATCACGTCCTCCACTACCAGGATCGGAGGCCCGTGCTTCGAACACGATATTGACGTACTGTCCTCCTGCCAACATCCACAACTCTTCGAGCTCCCATACCTGAGAGCCGCTCCTCTGACAAAACTCTCCTCTCCACAGTCACACAAACACCTCCAGAGAGCTCCCTCTCCTCCCCGCTTGCGGAAACGCTCAAAAGCCTCTCCCATTATCATCCGCTCCTGGACGACCAACCTGCCGTATCAGTTCCCTACCTCGTTGATTGCCTCTGTCGAGCATCCACAACTACGGATTCCTCGCTTGATGTTCTCTGCACTGATTCCCTTGATGACCCCACAGTCACACTCGCAAAGCCAGACCGCTCCCGAGGAGTATCTGCGAATCCTCTCAAACTCCGGTCCCTCGTCAATCTTGCGGATGATCCTCAACCTGCCGTGTCTCTCCCCTGTTCTTTCGCGGTATGTTCCCATTTTCAAAAAATAAAAGATGACGGGCTGGTTCTCAGATCATCGGGTAGTGGGGGGGGGTAGTGATGGTAATACTCCGACCAGGCTCGGTCCCAATATTCTTCTCCGTTCTTCAGACTGTCCTCGTTGGATGCTTCCAGGACCATTCTGGCTAAGTTCCCAATCGGATCCTTCCGGTCCTGCTGTTGGCTGAGCCACTCGAAAAAACGTCTGTGATGGGATCCGTAGGTCGGCTTCATATGTTCTGGGTGTAGGGGAATTTGGGAGGTGTGGGTATGTCGTCGTCCACCCCGTACCCTTTTGAAAGACGCCCAGGGGGGCTCCCAGCGTCGAATTTGGCTGATAATGTTCCCAAGTGTTGCCCTTTTTGTTGCCCTTATCCCCATTATCCACAGTTAACCCTAGTATTTATGCGGATTATCGGTTCCCTATTTAGCCACCGAACCAAGCTATATGTTCGTTAAGATATATTATCGAACATATAGATTCTACTGATTGACCTCTGATATTTACTGGGCTAGAGAGGAATTCAGATAAAATGAACAGGCGCGGCTAACCGCTGAAATATTATCAGCGATGACGGCACGATGGCAACCACACCCACTCCCTTCTGAGGCATCTCTTTCAGTTGACGCTCAACCTCCCGCAGACACTTCAGCCTCTTCAACAGCCTAACCTCTTCCTTTAGCCTCTTGAGTTCCTGCCGATAGTCATCCTTTGCCATTTGACCCCCACTAGCTCACTTACCAGCACCAATCAACGCCCTATATCCTTCCCCTTCCTTTCCCTCCCACTCTCCACAGGAATCATCCCGCTGTACCAAAGGCCAAACAGCCATTCGATCTATGTCATTGGTAATAAAGACAACTTTGTACATCCTAGGTCTTGGAGCATATCTCTGGCAGTATCCCAACCCAGCGTGTACAGCATCGTCTGTTTTCCTAAAGAACCTACAACCCAAGCAAGTCTGGTCATCTTTAGTTTCTTTCATTTTCACCTTTCCCAATGAATCAACCCTTACTCCAAACAGAACCCCAACCTCCCGAAAGTTTGGCGACTGCACGGGTGATTGGGGCGGTAAAGCACCACTTAGCGAGGTGAATCGCCACTCGATGTTTAGGCGGGAGTCTCAGGGTACATCGAGCAACCCTTGAGATCGTCGTGAAAATGCGTCGGTAGACGAAGCTACGAGCTCCGCTTTCCTCAGAGTGTCTGCTCTGCCTTGAGGCCTCCGAGGCTATCGACGCATTCGGGAGCAGTACCGGCAGGACACCTGTTCCTTTTCCCAGTACGGCATTTTATTTGGCTTATAACAGCCACACTGTGAGCAGAGCCGTAGCCTTGGAGGCTCGGCCTCTGCGACTTTGGTGAATCTCCTCTCGAGTCGTTGGGAGAGAGTCACTCGACCTCGATCTCGATGGGGAAGTAATCTCCACAGAACTCGTCTCTTTCGGTAACTGGCCAAAAAGCGTAGTAATCTTGACAATCTCCCATAGAGTGTCCAGAAGCCTCGTCAAGCGTCTTTAAGATTGGTCTAGGTGAATGCTTGTGACACTCCCCAATCGGATGCCTATGACGATTCTGAGCATCCCAGAAGGCACATCCGCTACATCTCCCCATCTCTCTTCTCACTCTGACACCAAGATTCTGCTCTGGGCCTCCAGACGATAACTCTTCCATAGACCTCCTTAGTCCGCTTGGCTGTGGTAGGTAACTCCTGCGGCAAGGTCCTCGGTGACCTTGACGAGGTTCTCTGCTCTCTGCTCGAAGCTAATTCCCTTGACTTCCACAGCCTTGACATACGAGTGGCCAATCGCCTGAGAGGCTCTGGCAAAGTAATCTTCAAGCTCATCAATGCTGATCGACTCGAAAGTCATCTCGATGGAGGTCACCTGGTGACCGTCTCGGTGTATCAGAGTCAGAGTCTCCATTCTCAATCTCCTTTGTTGGGTTAATGACCTTTGCTTCCTTGCGGAGCTTGTGGGCAGTAATGAAATCCGTAGTGATGTTGGTGATCTGAACAGCAGCCTTCTCTCCGAAAGTCTCCCTATCCAGCATCTTCGCATTCTCATTCGCAGACTGGATAGCAGTCCGAATCTCCCGATAGTCCACGATCTCTCCCTGCTCCAACCTCTCTTCCAGGTTTGCTGTCTGCTTCTGAGAGATCCTCGAGCTCGTCAGAGCGAGGTCCTTTGCCTGCAGCTTTTTCAGTACCTCGAGCTCCTGCTGTTTGATTGCTGGGAACTTATCCAGATACTCCCGGTAGTAGGCGTAGGGGATCTGATGCTTATCCAGAACCTCGTGATATCTCCGGTCGTACTTTTCGAGAGCCAGCACGTCCTCCCAGAGCCGAGACCAAAACTCTGGGTTTTTGGCTCGGATCACGAAGTTATGAATTTTTTGATCTCGTCGCTTTTGGTTACCTGCCATTTCCTGGTTGAACTAATTTTTTGGTTTTTGTTGAGCTTACGAGGTGTTCACCTGTTCCTGTATCTCTCCCCCCTTAAGGGGGAGAGAGATTTACAGTCAGTTGAACAGTGTGTTGAACACAACCACGTAGATAGCTGGAGTTGAACAGTTGAACATCAAATAGACTCTAGTTGAACATCTGGTTGAACATCTATTGAACTAGCTCTAGCCACATAATCTTCCTGGAATTTAAGCAGTGAATGGAGCTCCCCAAACAGACCTTTGTAGTTGTTTCGGATGTTGCTCAACACACTTCTCGACACTCCCTTTTTAGAGCAGATCGAATTCACTGCCTTCACCAGAAACCAGGTAGGAGCGTTCTCGCTCTGTAGGCGAGCCGCTCTCTCCACTTCGAGGAAGGATTCCCAGAAAAGGAGAGCATTACCGGAAAGACCTCCCTTCATCCTGGGAGCCTGTTCTGCTCCTTGAAGAACACAAGTCGTCACAGGAGAACCATCGGGCTTGACCACGTTCTCCAACGTCACTTCTCGGAGCTCCATCGTGATCGCGTCAGGAATCGCACTATCCTTTGATTTTGTGCAGCTAAGAGTCATCACTCCCTCAGTAGATCCAAGGGCATACTCGACATCTACAGCACCACGTAAGGCAGTGGATCCTCTCGCACCACGGGCAGCATCTTTCCCACTGTGATGAACCAGCAGAATCGCACAGGACCAGATCCTCCGGAGCTCATCTAAGAGCCCGATAAACTTATTCATATCCCGAGTGGAATTCTCGTCAGATTCACCAAAATGTCTGGCAACCGTATCGATGACGATCAGCTTGGGCTCCTCTCCATTCTTCTCTGTGATCTTCTCCAGAGATCTGGCAATAGCCTGCACAGACTCCAGGTCTGTCAGATCGGCTCCCTTCGTACTGATCTGCATTCTATGTGGAGAGATGATCCCGAACTGTTCCTGCCAGGCAGAGAGTCTTCTCTGCAGTCCTGGCCTTCCTTCACCAGCTAGATAGACCACTGGACCCTCAGCAACCGTTCTCCCTTGCCAGGACAGACCGGTCGCGATGGAGCAGGCCCAATCGAGTGCAAGAAAACTCTTGCCGCAATTAGGTGGACCTACCAACGCAACAACCGAATCTTCCTCAAGGACACCATCCACCAACTGAGGTGGTGCAGACATCTCGGCACAAAAGAGCCCTACGTCCTCAAAGATCGCGTTGGACCTTCGAGGCTTTGGCTCAGGAAGCTCAGGTTTGACAGGCTCTGTCTTCTCCTCTTTTGGAGGGAAGTCATCATCGAAGGACAATTGGTCAACCTCTTCCGGATCTTCGATCTTTCTTGTCCACACCTCTCGAGCTCTGTCCTGAGCCTTGTCCTGGAACTTTCGAATTGCTGTTAGCAACTCGTCCGCTGTCTTGCCTTGCTTGATCGCTGTTTCCAAATTCCCTCCTCAGAGCAGATTCTGCGAACTTGCTCCGTTCTCCCTTGGGGATATTAGATAATTTATCCACCGTCTCTTGCGAGAGTGTGAACAACACTTGTACTCTTCTCATTCACTTCCAATGTGGTGCGGGGAGCTTCAGTGAGAAAGTCTCTTAAACTCACTTATCGCTTTGTGGGGATATGACACACCGGCCACTTTAATTTAAGAGCACCAGCGACTGGAAAAACTGGCCTCTTAGGAGGAGTAGCCACCCACTTACCCCGCTTGTTTAAAATGGAGCGACCGAGTCGTCCACGTTGTTGCCTTCATCCCTGGACCAACCTGTCCCTTCCTCCCAGGGAGGGAGTCCAGATAGATTGGAGCTCACATACTTCACCTCAGTCCGCTCGTACTGCTTGCCTGACTGGGACACACCGTAGTCACCGGTAGGCCTTACTGAGAAGGCCACCGGCTGACCAGCTAGCAATGTGTTGCCGTTACTCAGCGTGAGCTTCTCCACGATCCCAAGAGCCGAGAACAGTCTCGCCAGAAACTCGTGGCCCATCTCGGTAGCCTTTGGGTTCTTGTGGCCAATCCAACCTCGTTTTCTGGAAGTACCATCTCCAGATCGGAAGGTAATTTGGTACTGCTGGCCGTTTGCAATGGGTTCG